ATACGTATACTAACGTATATGGTACGTATACGTATATTTGATAAAAATACACTATAAGAAATATCATATAAATATGGATTTTTTGATAAAAAAAGGAAAGTCGTGAAGACCTTTCCTTTCTTTTGGATTAGAATATTGACCTACACGCGATGTACACCAACCCTATTATCAAACCGATAGCGGCGTATTCGATCACATCAATCGTGAAGTCAATTAATCCGAGAATGAATCTACGAAGCATGTCTTTCACCTCCTTCTTGATGTGACATGTCTTCTTTATTACGTATATAATATACAATTGAAATATCCTAGAATTACATAACACATAATAGTAGTTTTTTAAAATGTCTAACACATATACGTAAGAGGTGATAATATGGCATCAACTTATGCAGTAGATATAATATCATCGGCTGAAAATGAAATAGGGTATATTGAGAAAGCTAGCAACTCAATGTTAAGAGAGAAGAAAGGCAATCAAGGCATGTCCAATTATACTAAATATGGATACGATTTTGATAATACATATTCAGATTGGTATGATACAAAAGTTAATAAGGTTATTGGATGGTCTCATATATTTATTGAATATCTATTTGTAAATAAATATGGCATATCTATAGCAAAAGACTTATTATGTAAACACTCTCTTCCATGTAAAGGATACATTCTTAATGAGTCATATGAAGCATTTACATCAGCAGATAGATTTAATACAGAACCCATGATTGGTGATATAGTATTTCTAACTGAAGATGATGATGTATTAAACCATACTGGTCTAGTAACATCAATAGATAGCGATACAATATATACTATAGAGGGTGACATTGGTGATATGGTTGTAGCTCGGAGCTATCCACGTTCTGCCTCATATATAAAAGGCTATGGCCATCCTCGGTATAGTGTAAATGATAATCCATCGCAACTTAGAATACATATGGCTCCTGTAGTGGAATCATGGAATACTGATGAGGATACTCGATATAATGTATTAGATATAGAAGCTGATATGATTACTAACACTGAGACTGACAGTGAAGGCAGAGAACATACAAAATATACACCAATAGCAAGTATTCATATAGAGAATGTTGTTGGTGAACTAGATTGGGGTGATAATACCGATAAGAGTGGTCTAGGTAGTATCAACTTCTCCAGTAATATAAAGCTACCAAATGGATCATATGATGTAGTTATATCCAATAAACATGCTATAAAATCCTTAGTATCAACAGAGCATCTATATGATGAATTTGGAAATATGCAAGCTGATATAGCAAGCTTCGCTGGAATGGGTCAGCTTAAAACATTAAAGCTTGGTAATGCGGCCATATACGGTGATATTGGTAATCTAACTGGATTGGGTGAAATAGCTGATCTAGAGTTATATAATACTAATATAACTGGAGATATAGCGGCTCTAAGGGGGTATACAGATCTTAAGATACTTGATTTACATGGTACTGATGTATATGGAAATTATGAAGAGACTATACCTAAACTTGAGAAGCTTAGGGATTTTAATATAGATTCTACTAATGTAAGCGGAGATAATACTGGTACATCTTTATTAGAAAATTTAGAGCTATATGAGGTATCTGATAATACTGTAGAATCTGATTTAGGTAATCTCGGTGGATTGATGCATAAGAAGTTAAGATATGTATATACATCAGATAACTTCAAAGGGAATATAAAAGTATTCTCAACATGCCCCACCATAGAGGATGTATATTTCAATAGAGGTGATGTAACTGGAGATATAGATACATTTGCAACTGATAAAGTAGAAAAACTAGAACGTGTTGGTTTCCATGATTGTCCAATACATGGTGATATTGGATGCTTTATGGAATATCAACGTCGAAGAATTATCGGTCTATTAATGCAAATACCGGGTGAAAATGAAGAACCACCGGCTGGCAAGACTAGAGATGAAGCTATAGATGATATAATGAGCGAAATAGAAAAATATCCAACAATAAATGATATTGGTATAAGTGGTACTGATATATCCGGTAATATTGAAGGTTTAAGTGGGTTTAGAACATTAAACTACCTAAGTATCTACGAAGGTAATATAGCTGGAGACATTGGGAAGCTAACGGTTTCATTATTCCCTGATCCATCCATAGAGTTAGAAGATGGAGATAGTATACTAGATAAGTTTACAGAGATTGCAAATAAGATGAAGAAAACAGATGAAAATGGCAATACATCAATGCCATCTCCAGAGAGTTTGATGGAAATGTTTGGCGGTCTACCATTAGCTTCATTATCTATTGTAAAGAATTCTAAGATCACCGGAAGTCTTAGCTTCTTAAAAGAGATTAGCTCTGTAAATGATTTAATATTGGATAAAGTCGATGGTATAAGTGGTACAACTAGTGATCTATCTAATCTTTATGCATGTGAAACAATGATACTACACTATATAGATATTACAGGTGATATTGCTGAATTTAAGAAGCTTAAGTCTTTAAAGACTCTATCTATATCTAATGCTAAGATAACTGGAGATATAAGCGTACTTAGAAATCTAGAGAACTTAGAACGAATATCATTTTATAATTGTGATATTGGAGGAGATGCTGAATCTCTAGCATCATTACCAAACTTAAAACAATTGTACTTATTTCAGACTAAATGCTATGGTAATCTTAAAGCATTTAATAAATCAAATGAAGAATTTGATGGATTAGCTTTATTATCATCCAAATTTAGAGGCAAATGGGATGATCTTAAAAATAAAGACGATTTAAGTACATTATACTGTAGTCATCAAAATACAGAACAAAACTGGGTTTAAATCTATTTTAGGAGAGTATACAATGGAACAAAAATATTTACAAATTATTGAAAGTATGCCTGATATATTTCTTGATCAATTCTTTAAGATTGCATGTTATTATATGGGGTATACCGAAGGCGCAAAGAATAAGCTTAACACTAGTAGTGATAAGATAGTATATATTAATGAAATATCAAGAACTCAAATGATGCTTAATAAATTATTAATGATTAGTACAAATGGCATAAATGTAGAAAGCCAAATAAATAAAGACTCTGAGAAAGCCAATAAGGCAATCTTAGAAGCATATGAATTCTTAAAAAAGCGTTCTACACTATTAGTCACAGCAGAGACAGTGGATGATACCGAAGAAGTTAAATTCATAGCCAATAATGACGTAGGTGAACCAATACCGTTAGATCATTTAGGATTAGAAGTGCCTAATACTGATGGGTTGACTGAAAAGAAATCAAGAGCTAAAGACAATAATGGTATTAATCTAACTGAAGACGGTAAGGTTATTAAAGAACAACCTAAGAAGAGTAAAACCAAAGATAATGTAGAAGTCAAAGTCTCCTCTAAAGGTGAAGTTAAGGTTAAATTAAAAGAGCCTAAGAAGAAGACAACTAAAACCTCTAAGGACGATAAAGATAAGAAACCTTCTGAAAAAGCTACTAAAAAGAAGACTAGTACTAAGAAACAATAGAGGTGATATAAATGTCAAAGATAGATAATAAGGTTACAATAGAAGATCAATCTAATGAAGATGAATTTGATATCACTGAAGTTAAAGATGATGTTAAATCATCAAGGTTAGTTAATAAGAATGACGCTAAACGCTTATTAAATATTATTGGCACTAAGAAGACTTTAGATGATATGAATAAAACTGATAAAGATAATGAAGCAATACGTAAAGAGCAATTTAAAAAAGCATTAGATAATATAAATAAGAAGATACAAATGGCATCTGATAACCCTCCGGAGAGATTAATAGATATAGATGAATTCATGTCTGAAGTCACAAAGAATCTTAGTGAGCTTAATATAACTGATAGCACTACAGCATCAGACGTGGTATCTAAAGAGTTAAAATCATGGGGGTTTGAAGAGGATTCTGATGAAGCTAAAGTGTTATTATCAATATTAGAATTATACCATGATATTATACAAGCTCCATCAGATGATGATATAATTAATAATATAGCCGTAAAGCTTAATAAGAAGCCTGAGGATATAAATGCAATATTGCTTAATATAATAAATAATGCATTATTTGAGAATAGCAAATATATCCCTATGTTGGCCAAGGTCCCAAGAGAGTCTATTAATTCTCATATATTAATAGATAATATACTTGATTTTTGTATGTCAACTGAATAATCGGAGATATAATGGATGATGATCAAATGCCATTAAGCATGTTAAGAGCAATACATACCGGAGTATTACAAGACTTAAGTCATATACCGGTAGAAGATTATACACATATGTATTTTAAACAAGAGAAAGACAGATTAGACAAATTTACAAACGAATTTTATAAGTAAGGATGGTATATTATGGATAAAGAAACTCAATCATTTGCTAATGAAATTGAAGAATCTATACATAAGACCTCTAAAAGTCTTCTTATAAGTATAGACGACTATGCTGAGAATTATTATAATGATCAACGTAATAAATTTGGTCAAGAAATTATATCGACTTTAAATAAGCTTATATCACAAACATCACAATATTATGCAACAACTGGTAAAGCATCTATTTTAGAAGTAGATTTGGAGGATTAATATAATGCGTATTATAAACCTATTAGATGAGGATATTGTTAATTATAAGAAAATTAGTATGACTATAGGTATGCCATATTGCGATTTTAAATGCAATAAAGATGCTAATAGAATAGTCTGTCAAAATATTGCCTTAAAGGATAAGCAATATATAGAAATACCTAACAATACCCTTGCAGTTCGTTATATGAGTAATCCAATAACTAAAGCTGTAGTTTTCCAAGGACTGGAACCATTCTATAGGGATGACAAATATGATAGCATTGCAGATATATTCGATTTTATTAATATATTAAGATATAATAGTTGCAATGATGATATTGTTATCTATACTGGATATACAGAAGATGAAGTCATATCTATGGGTATAATAGAAAATTATGTAAATAAATACAATAATATTATTATAAAATATGGACGATATATAGATAATGGTACTAAACATCTTGATCCAATATTAGGAGTATATGTAGCATCAGATAATCAATATGCAAAAAAATATGTAACAATAAAATAATGAAACCGCCTTTTTGAATATAATACAGGACATACCACTAGAGAGTGATCTCTAGTGGTATTTAAATATTATTTTATTATTCATATTGCAAAAGAGCCTCCCCTAAGGATTTTACTCCTTAGGGGATCAATATTGTAAAAGTAAACTATTTTTTAATTATATATTATATACATAATAGAGTGTAAGCAGCACTCTAAAATCTATATAATATAAGGAGTCCATATGATTGATAAACAAATGGATATTACAGTACTATTACAAATTGAAGCTCATACTATAGCATTAATAGAAGAGTTAAAAAATATGACACATAAATTATTAACTATAGCTAAAATGACATATTATACAATGTGCATAATTATTAACAGTTTATATAATCAAATTAGTACTCAGACTATAAATGCAGCCAAAAAACTAAAGAATATAACCATATCAGTTATACATAATATTGATAGGCTTCCACGTCTTAATATATTATATAAATTGATACAGTTCAAACGCAAATTATAAATATGTTATATAGTTTATAAAATAATAAGCCACTAGGGAATATTTCCTAGTGGTAAATAAAAAAGATAAACTAATTTTTTTGTAATATTGTAACCTAATGAAATTAGTATTAAGATTATTATAATACTTTATTATTTGATAATTTAAAATCGCGCAGAAAGGTATAACCATAACAACATCGCATAATAGAATATAAAACAATCTTAATACTAAAGAATAGAATGGAAAATTGCAACTATTTCATTAATGTTATATACATTAAAAGATACCACTAGAGAATAATCTCTAGTGGTATACAGGAGCGTTTTAAAAATGTTCTAGTTAAGCCATTTACAAATATGTTATAATATATATAATATTATTCCATTTTGGTTTGAGCATATTCAAACCATTTACGGGAATCAAACTCTTCCTTACGAGGTTGACTATAATGGCGTCTCGGTTGTAAGAAACCGACTATACGTTGAACTGTATCTATAACACCTTCACCGCATTCAGGACATATATCTGTTCCAATAAACCCATGATGGTGTGGACATTCATTAATACGATAATTAAATGCAAAGTATATAACACCATTAGATGCTATATAGTTAAGCATATCCCATGCTTGATCTGTATTAGCAAATGGGGCATTCATATTATAATGACTGATGCTACCACCACCAGCTCTATTATCTAATAATGATGAGACTCTAGTTTTCTCCTGGAATGTGCATTTAGCAGATAATGGAATCCATTGATTAGATAAAATATTATATTTAGACCCATAAAGAAGTTTATCTTTTTGAGCAAGGATAACCGCCGCACGTTCTGATTTAGTATATTACATATACTATTATTTCATCAACATACGCAACTATGTGATGTCATGTCAATTCATGATCTCTTCTATTAAGAACGAGCATAGACTATTTATCAATCTTATATTATAATAAGACCAAGGATTGTTCTTCTACCATTAACTTGTAGCTTTACTCCTCTGCCAGAGGATAGTCGTTGAACCTACTTGTATATAACAAGTGTGGCTGCATAAACTAGAATTATAGCGTATATTTAGGATCACTCCATATATACATCCTTAGATTTTTTCTACTTTCGTAGCGTTCACACTTACTCTCACGAGTTATGTTGTAGCTCTAAGGCTTTATCTTTTACTTGCAATTAGTCCTTGTAATGGTACTTAACTATCACTAGTTAAGCAGCGAATTTAAATGTTTCGCCGGGCACAGATTCAACGTTAAATGAAAATTCTTTAGTAAAATTATCTTTAACATCATCTATAACCTTAAATATTTTATCAGCTAATGCATCTGCTTTAGGCGAATAATATTTATTACCTAATTCATCTTCATCAATATAACCAAATTCCTCCATTGTCTCATACATTCCTAAAATCGTTTAATCTAATATTTCTATTAGCACTGACTATTTCTTAAATATAACCCTTGTTATATCCACTACCATTTCGACTTAATATAAAAAGTCTACTTGACTAAACGTCAATAGTCTATACAGGATTATGATTAAATTATTTCATTGCTCTTAATGGATATTCTTTATTAGGATCTCTATATCTATTTATTAATCCATTATTAATATTGAATATTTGATTAATTGGAATATTGTACTCTTCAGATATAGAATGAATTGATTTATAGTTTTGTATTAAATCATTCTCTATTTCTTTAACCAATGATATTGGTATTGTTTTAGTATTTTGTAATACATCATTATCTCGTATTGGGTAATGTAATAATGGATTATAGTATGTTTTACCATTGTTTATATTACTAATAACACTTTTTGATACATTGTATTTTTTAGCAATATCATTTTGTTGCATTGTACTATTATATAAATCATTTATAATAGCACTTATGGTATCTTCAGATAACCAATTTTTTACATTACCACTTCTTAATGGATATACCTCATTAGAATATGCATGTATATAACCTTGATTTATAGCACTTACCTGAGATAGATCTACATTATATTCTTGAGCTATATCTGATAACGATTTATCATATTCATATTTTAATGAATATTTGATTTGTTTAATCAACTCTGAAGTATACTTATTAGATTTTTTTAATGGATACTTTAACTCTGGGTTATAGTATGCTTTACCATTATTTACTGCCCATACGGTCCATTCACCACAATTGTACTTCATAGCCAGTTTTGTATTACTCATACCTGAAAACATTAAATCATTAACCAAATTATTCAATGTATTTTGATCCAATTTAGATATTGGATTATCAACACCACTACCAAATCCACTACCACCAACACATACATTGTATCCGTTAGGTGTTCTAGAATTTAATAATTCAATCCAGTATTTTTCTCTTTCATCTGGATTCAATACATCTGATTCTACTATTTCATAATAAAATTTATCAAATCCAAATTCTCTCATTGCTTCATGTATTGGCATGTTATCAGTACATAATCTAGATTCTGATAAATGTTTAGAAAATCTATCTTGTACATTATTAGATTGCCCAACATAAATTTTATTATTAATAGTATTTCTAATAATATAAATATCTTTTAAGAGCTTTTTCATAATTTAATCCTTTCCCACGAGATTACCATGCATATAATTATATATGTTTAGACTTCCTCGTTAGCCACCCTTGTGACCCTAAAATATAATTTTAGTAAAGTAGTGTCTGGCATTTTTACATACCACACGTTGAAAATTGTCTATCAATATTAGTAAGCCCAGAGCTATAATTAGGTAAAAGACCTTTATCTATATTACGTTTAATTATAAATCTTTGAACTGATAATACTTTGCAGTTAAGAAGTATTCTATCTCTAAGTATTTGAAGGAATTTATCTTCATCTTTATTGCTTTCTAATGCTATGGCATGAAGATTAACTGTTGAGACTTTAACAGATCCAATCTCTAATCCGGCTGCACCTAAGGAGTTAACAAATCCAGTGAGTTTAGTGCTATCAGAGAGCAATCTACAGTTATGTGATACAACACCATTAGGTAATGTAAAGTATGGATCATTAACATCATCCATAACAAAGCAATATACATAATCCTCATCAGTATCTAAATAAGGCTCAATATGAGCTATCTTAGTATATACAATATTAGGATCATTTTCATCTAATACCGTATAATCTCCGCATTCCTCTGATAACTCATCTTTATTATACCAGACTATGTTAATACCGCCACCTATATCTTTATTTACATAGTATACTGGATATAATCCTAAAGATGCAATTATTGCATATATTTGTTCATTAACATACTTAAAATTCGAAACATTATTAAACGATGTAATAATTCTACTCTTAAAGTTATCTGTGGATACCACACTCACAGTACTCGATAATGCATCTAATAAACCTCTACGGAAGTCTACGCTAGTATTAAGTATATCTGATGAAAATACTCTTAGATCAGTATCATCATCAGAGACACGTATAAACTTATTATATAATTCAACATACTTAGGATCTTTAAGTATAATAGATGTAAACATAAATGAACCTGATTTAATCTTAGTAGAATCGTTATCATCTATAGTATATTCATCTACAAATAACTCTTTAAATTTATCTAAATTTAATTCATCATTAAATAATACCATAAGGTATGGATTATTATCATTTACTATATTACCATTATATAGCATAGAACCAATCAAATATCCATCTTTATAAGTATACTCATTGTAATCATTTTCAAGTACACTAAGAGTACTCATTATGCTATCAGATATTTCTTTTAACTCTATAACAAATTTATCACCATTAGGAGTTTTAAATATATGATCTCCAGTAGTAATAAGTTCTTGAGAATTAGCAAGAGTTATTTTATAAAGTCCAGTATTATTGGTTTTAATGAGCTTACCTTTAGAGAAATTACCATTATGATATATATTATATGATTCATCCTCACTAAGCTCATCAAATCTCTTAAGTTCAATATTACCATCATTATTCGTTATCAATACAAGCTGAGATCCAATAAAGCAGCATGAACTTAACGTACCAGTCTTATTACTAATAAAGAAGTTAGAGTCAGCCCATTTGCAATTATGATCTGAAGCCCATCTAGCAAACTCTGGATCTTTAAATTCGCCATCTTTATATAACAAGTTTATAGATAATACAGGGAATGTAAAGATTGCTTTATTACGTATTTCAGATACGACTTCAAGAAATATCTTCTCATGCTTAATAAACTCTTCAGTATAATCTATAGCAAAAGTACCATCAGGATATTCAAGACCACCAAATAAATCTTCAAAATATGGTCTATCAAAAATGCTTACATTAGTAAACGTTCATCTTGGATAGTTCGCTACGCTATCACTCTATATGTCACCATATAGACGAGACTATATCTTCATATAGTATATACTGTAACCATATATACTAATGCCACTCACTTCGCTTTAAAAGGACTTATCCCAGTCACTGCCTTACCATTTTATAGCTAATGGCGCTACTCTACTCGCTTCGTATATACAATATTGTATATCTTATTTTCAACCCATCTGATTTATATTTATAAATCATTTAGCCATTTCTGACAATATGGATGTCTAGCTTTCGATAGTCGTTGAACCTTCTTTTATTATATAAATAAAAGCTTGGCTGCTGATTATCTAATATATTTAATTAAAATAATTCGGGTTTCTAAGACTACTATGTAATGATGTATGACATGCATTACATAGTGTTATAAGATTATCTAAATCTAAAAATACTGGTTCGTGAATTAACAGATTATATAACTCATCAATATTATCAACAACGCTTAACTCGGAATGTAATTCATAAATAAATGTATCTAATATAACATGAAATGAGAAAAATGAATGATGTACATTGAGCCTTTCGTTACTACCACAATACCTGCATTTATAATCATCACGTTTTATTGCCAATGGATTAAGATATCTTTGGCAATAATGTCTTGCTCTTTGAGATACCGAAGTTTCAAAATTATGTTTTGTTGGATATAGTGTTGGTGGAGCTAAATATGCATTAGTTTGAGAAAATATTGGTATATTTAATCCATTAAAATATCTAATTACATATTTAATATCATAACAATGATACATATCTCCAATAACCCCAAGACTCAATCTTTGATTATGGTGTAGATCAATCATTATATTACGCATTGTAGGAGTTAGTGGTAATATAGTATTAATATTTTTATTATATATATTACTACGAATATTAATTCCATAGTTTTTTATATGTCTACTAACCATTGTAGAAGTTGTATTAAATCTTCTTGCTATCTCAGTAAGGCTTAATCCTTGTTGATATAATTTAATATATTCTCCATCGTTGGTATCATTATATATATTATTAGCATAATGAGGACCAAGATGTATAATATCAAATTTTTTAAGATATGCAGATACCGTAGGTTCAGATAAACCTGTGAGTTTAGATATTTGAGTGATTGATTTACCTTCAGTAACATATAATCTTTCAAGAATGCCTCTAGAAATTCTATTAGTATTCTTTTTAATTTGTTTTTCATAAAGATGAGTTTTAATCGTTGCTTCAGTAACATTATTCTCTTCAGCTAATTGTTTACGAGATTTTCCATTAATTAAAAATTCACGAATAAAATATTCTTTAGATGGATAAACTGCATACTGTAATATTTCTGGATCATAGTCATTAATATTAATATCGTGCATAATTGTAATCCTCCTAATAAAAGTATATTTACAATTATGTTATACTAAGACTTTTTTAATAGATACAAATTATTTTAAAATTATATTAGACTTTCCAGCAATTCAAGTGGATTCATACCATATACGTTAATATAGGTATGGCCATGTTATTTTTTAAAGTCATCCTTTTTTGCGGACTGGTCTATTCTTAGATAGGGTTGGTTTGCCCTATATATAAACTTTTGGAAACATTGTCTAATATAATAATCTGGATCTTTAATATAATATCCACTTTCTACATCATGTTTCCAAAAATAGAATGTCCATACCAATAATTCACCAATGCCAAATGCACCTGATGTTCTATTAGATCCAAATGATACCATTTCTATTAAATCATCTAAGAATGTTGTAAGATGTTTAGGGGGTTCATTATTGTATTCACCAATGAAGAATAACCCTTCTTCAGCAAGCTTCTTTAATGAATAATTATAGCAATTATGGGTAAGTAAACCATCAGTTAATGTAAATGAATGGGTAGATGGATTGACTACGCAGTATGTATCTACAAGTTCATTTTCTTGTACAACTGAAGTAATAACCCAAGGGTATTCATTACGTGAATCTCTTGCACCCATATTGGCTTCTACATATGGTAATTCCATTCCAGGGAGAAGATGATCCGATGTAAGTATCATAATCTTCTTATCTGTTCCATATACAAACCATCTATGGTTATCTGTGGCTTCAACAACTTTTTCAACACCATTACGTCTTAAAGTTATTTTCTTAAGCCTGCTCTTACCAAAGTATTCGCATGTTGCATCTTCCCACACTCCATTAATATTAATAATCTTAAATTGTTTACCATTAAGCTCTTCTAATGTAAGATTACCAATATTAGTAATAACACGAGTAGAGGGGGCGAGACAATAAGACTTCATGCTTGAAGATGGGGCATCATGCATATAAAATCCATTAGACCATTCGAGTTCTAACCATTCTCTAGCAGTCTGTAATCCATACTTCTTTTTCATTTCATAGAATATCTTATTGAATGATAAAAGCTTCATAAGGGATTTATCTTGCTCACCTAAGAGTGAACAAATATCCTTAGTATGGGCATTGGCATTAGAATCTATTGTTGCATCTGCAACATTCTTATCAATGAAATTATCAATAAACTTGGTTGTATCCATCTGAGATGAATGTAACCCATTAAGATATTCAAACTCTTCACCATACTTAGTACGTAAATGATCTAACCATAACTCAAAATCACGATCAACATTGATCATTATATCTACAGCCATAAATAAGGGCCTCCCTTAAAGATTGTTTATAAATTTTACAGCATCAGCAAATAAATAGCGCTGTACAGTACCATTATTATGTGCGACTTCCAATATAGGCGCTTCAGTAAAGCCTAAAGCTTTAATCTTATCAGCACCAAGCTCTAATTCAAAACTAATATTACGATCTTGAAGCTTCTTTTCTAAAATATTACATTTCGGGCAATCTGTACTATAAAGTGTTATCTTCATAATATATAAACCTCCTTTGGGTGATTATTAATATGTGTTATACCTTGTAAATATTAATTAAGTATGTTGTTATTTAGATTTAAATCTCTTTATTTCATTAATTCTTTATATTAAACAAAAAATTAATAAAATACTTCGAGGTGAATCATATGCCAGAATCTATAAATAATAATAAAACCGAAGGGATGGTTATTCCTAACATTTTTGAAAATACTAAGCAATTTAATGATATTACTAAATATAGATTACTAAGGGGAGTACCAGACTTTGGTAATCTTATACAATTTAATCCATATGAATCAGGATACGCATGTCTTATAATATGTGAAATGCCTAAATTTATAGAAGAGTTAGGTAAACGTAATCCAGCATATAATAAACTTATACAGAATTGGAAACATCTTGTTGAATTTGAATTTAAATCATTGGATGGATTAGATAATATGACATCTGAACCTGTACAGCTTGGGACTGATGAAAATCAATTTAATGTTATTGGTAAAACTAACATTCAAGGTGGCGCAAGTGAATTTACATTACAATATGATGAAAAGGTCGGTGGTGTGTTTCATAAGTTTTCTAAATTATACTTAAATGGTATAATGGATCCAAGATTACATATTAAGACATACCATGGTTTAATACATGATGGTACACTTGCCCCTGGAATTGAAAATGAGATATTCACTCTTCTATTTATTGTATTAGATAATACAATGAGAGATGTTGAGACATCGTATTTAATAACATCTGCACAATTATTAGAATCATCTATGGATATATACAATTATACTAAGGGTACAATAGAGAAAAGAGATATTTCACTTAAATTTAGTGGATATCCCATACAGCATCCTGAGATTGATAAGCTATCTAAAGAAGTTATAACATACTTATTATCTGATGATGCTAAAGAGAATCAGATACTATTAAATGATACAAATTTTGAATATACTGGAATTGACAAAGCCATATCAACTCTCGAAGGCTATGGTTTTAAACAATCTACAAAAAATAATAGCTCTAATGGGTATACTTCAGTGAGTGATTTAAGACAAGAATATTACAAGAAATCCACTGGTAATCCTAATGGATATGTATCAACAGATAGATTGAGAACAAATAGCGATAGCCATGTTATTATCCCTAAGAGTGATTCTACTGAGAGTCAAACTAATAATACAACATCAAAAGTTGTTAAGACTGAAGATGTATCTATTAATAAGACTGTAACGATAGACAAAAGCTTATTCCCATCTGATGGATTTATAAATTATCAGACTTCGATATACAATTTACTTGAAAATCAATTAAACTATGTAAGAAATCAGTTTGATATAACCGACGAACAAGCTGTAGAGCTATATATGAACATACACAGCAAATATAAAATGGCTGCAGACAAGATAGGCTTCAAATTTTTAGGCTTCAATCCAAATAGAATGCCTCCAGTAGATTATGAATATAATAATGATGTAAAATTAAGCGAAAATCCAAGTACTAATAGCGTATTAAAAGAAAAATATATACGTGGTATTATGACTTTATTTTATCCAATGAATCAGATGCAGCTTATTGTTAATAATGATGAAGTATCAGTAAAATTTGTTGGAAATGGTATAACTTCATCTTTTTCATATAATTCAGATTTATATAAAAATACAAAATAAACTTATATATAATACTCTAAGGAGGTTATATAATGGATATAACATATAAAAATGCATTATGTAGAATACCTAAATTTATGAGAGATTTATTCAAAGAAGATCCAGAATGTACTAGAATTATATTAGAATGGCAAGACGTTATGATAATTCATTTTGAAAAGATTACAAGAATAAATTTTGAAGATAATAAAGTTAAATTTGATCTTGTATATGATACAAAATATTATGATAAATTACATGCATTTAATGAATTATATCAATCTAAAAAAGATGAGCATTCTATAGATGATACCGAATTTACAATACTATATATGGTACAAAACGATAATAAAACAGATTTACCATATTCATGCGTTATAGCCTATGCTATATTATTACCAGAAAGAGATAATAATGATACTACATTAAGATTTTCTGGTTATATTCTTAATGATGAAGATATACATGATTTATCCTCTGATATTGTTAAAATATATACAATGCAATCTGATGATGATACAGATAATAAAACTAGACTAATAAATACACTTGATAAAATAAACCTTATAGTCAAGAATAAGAAATAATATATTAAACCTTATCCCATATAGCCATAATGGCTATATGGGATTATTTTGTCCTTTATAAATAAATAATTTCCGTATAGCTGTTGCTATACGGAAATTATAATATAATAATGGCTAAATAATTATGTTAATGTAATATTTACTTATTAATAATATTATTCATGGTTTCTTCTGTAATAATATTATTATTTACTCTATTTTGAAGTTCTTGTTTAATTAAAACTTTACGATCTTCTGGTACATCATCCCATTTTTGAGTTCCGGCGATTAATCTATTTGCCCAAATTCTTATAACTGGCATTATAAATTACCCCCTATTAATATCTATACTACAAATATAATCTTCTATATCTGCAATATTAGATTCAGATTTTTGAAGTTTATCTTCTAACATTGCTGAATATATTTCTAAATATTCTTCCTTTGTTAATTCACGCTCTTCATATTCCCATCCATCTGTAGATGTATTATCCATCTCATTAACTACGGAAACTTTATGGACATTACGTCTTTGATATATTGTAGTAGGGCTTGAAGTTGTATCAAATTCCTGCGGCATTTGAGGTTGCGAGCCGTTCACTATGTGCCAATCCGTCATTTATTATTTTCCTTCTTTCCATAGATATAGGAGCAGTCTCTTTAGTATGAGCAGCAACTATATTTTTTAATTCTTTTATATTTATGTTATTTTTTATATGATTATCATAAAAAGTATGAGCATCTGCATGTTTAAAATATCCTAATCTAGATAACATTGATGCGGCATCATTAAAGGTAGTATTATCACCTTTATTTTTAATTTTATTAGCTTTACGTCTAGCTCCACGTAAAATTGTTTTTCGTACCCCTATACGATTACAATGTATTATAAATCCTAATGCATCTAATGCTCTACCTCGATATTTTCCAGTTTTAGGATCAATATATTCAAATCTAAATACTTGAGTGCATTTATTTAATTCTAATTGTAGTTTATTTTTAAGATATTCTTTTAAAGCATTCATAGCTCTATGAACTTTACGTTTATTAGTTCCTACCAAAAATATATTATCAGCATAACGTAAATATTTTACATCATGTATAGCAGCTATAAAATGATCAAACTTTTTTAAATAAAAATTAAAAAACCATGGACTTGTATAATGTCCTAATACTAATCCATAAACATTTTCACAATTTGGATCATTTTTATCATAATGTAAAAACTTACATACGAGATTTATCCAATCTTGATCTTTAATAACTTCTTCCATCATTCTTACTAAAATACCAATATGAACAGAATCATATGCATGGTGTATATCAGTAACCCCTATATAAATTTTTGTACCTGTTTGAACCCACTTTGTAAGGGTTTTTACTGCTTCATGAGGGCCAAAACTTTTTTCATATGGAACCTCATTAGCGGAAAGTTTTGTTATGGATGGTAAACATCCATAAACTTGTTCATATAAGCCTTCTAATAATATAGGTTTAAAACCTTCTATAATTAAGTGATGAAGTACTTGTTCTGGATTAAATCTTGGTTTTTCTATATGACGTTCTTTATGATTAGAGCCGTCAATGATCGTATGTTTGTTATCTTCGCAAGGTTTAAATGAGGGGTCGGTAGCACACTTTATAACGTGATCATATGACCGATCGAACTCCTTAAAAAATTGTATGACTTCTGGCCTATGTAATTTTCCTTCCGCTGCATCTAACGCGCATTGTTTAACAATTTCTGGGCATAACACCTTACTTAGTACATATTTATATGTTCGCATATTTTTACCTCTCTATTTTTTATAACCTACCGAAATTTCACTTTACAGTTACTATCCCGGCCTGCTATCGGTGAGTTTTTACCAATGGGTAAGGATCATACAATGCTGATGAAGATTTAGAAGAATTTAAAACTATAAAAAATTGCCGCAGCCGTTGTTCCAGTTCGAGTTCGAGGGGGCATTGTTCACATTGAAACTGAACGCGCCACCGTTCGTAGTGGAGTTGTTCGCGCTCTCGCCAACGTTCAAGCGAAAGGCTAGCAACAGAAAGGCTTTGTATAACCCTGCAAATAATACTACGTACGAACGGAAAATATAATGAATGGTTTAAAGTAAAAATATATAAGTTATCATATGAATTTCTCATAACAATCTACCTCCTTTATTATAACTTAATTATGCCCAGAGAAATTATATAATATTATACGGATATATTTTTATTTATATGTTAGTTATTTTTATTTAAATATTAATTTAATATTTTAAAAGAAGGAGGGGGAGGAAAGATCCTCCCCCTTCACCCCCCTCCTTACGCTACGCGGGTCTTCGCTACGCTCATCCCGCTTCGCTTAACACCACTCGCTTCGCTCGGGTGTTAGCAGTAACTTAAGCCGCAGCCGTGGGCCCAGTCCGAGTGCGAGGGGGCATCGCGCACAGCGAAACAGAACGCGCCACCGTACGTAGTGGAGCGGTTC